AAGAAGGTGCAAGCTGGTGACACCAGACTTATTTCTGGGTGTCCTACCACCCTTTTGGTTTGTTTCCGCATGTACTTTGGGGCTTTCCAAGAGTGGATGACTGCAAATAGGATCCACAATGGCATGCTCATAGGCATCAATGAATACAGCCATGAGTGGAATGTTCTTGGACGTTATTTAGAGAGGTTTGGGGTTGAAGCCAATAATATTGGAGCGGGAGATTACAGAGGTTTTGATATGTCCCATAACAACGCTGTTGCTTGGGGTATTCTCCGAGGCATAAATGATTGGTATGATGATGGACCAACAAATGCTAGGGTTAGAGCAACTCTTTGGGAGGAAATTGTTAATTCCCAACATATGACCCCAGATGGTGTGTTTTCGTGGAAGCACCCATTGCCCTCTGGGGCTCCGCCTACTACAGCTTTTAATTGCGTGGCCAATCACACGTACTTCCGCCTCTGCTGGATGGATATAATACATCCAGAGGAGAGGCAAGCTCATGATTTTAATAATCATGTAGTTTTACAAGTCTTGGGCGATGACAACGCTTTTGCTGTTAGTTCACAGTACAAGAGTATTTTCACTGAGAAAGCTATAGCTAGATCAATGGCTAAGCTTGGTCAAACGTACACGCCTGAAGACAAGGATAAGGTAGACTTTGATGATAAATTGAGAAACCTTACCGAGATAACGTTATTGAAACGACGTTTTTATAAACATCCAAAGGTGGGCTTGTACGTTGCTCCCCTAGATCTTGAGACCATCTTAGATCTAGTTAATTGGACCAAGAAAGGCGTGGATCGTCTATCCATTGCCCAGACAAATTGTGACATATTTCTTGAGGAGTTGTCGCTACACCCCAAGGAGCAGTTTGACACTTGGAAAAGAGCTTTGCTCAGAGCTATAGACCAAACAGAAGGAGAATTACACCGACCTCCTATCACTGATTATGATGAGCTTTTCAGATCAGTGCATGGCAGAGAGAGATACTCTGAGGTGGAACAACGCTTCTTGTCTGATTACGACAACTTGGTATACAAAATCCCTGGCGAACAAAACCAAGCTGGACGCTTTCGAGAAGAACAGGCCAGCCTATTTAGGCTTACTTCCAGGACGACCTGCTGGCAGCCCCAGTCAAGTCCAGGAAACCAGGGAAGCTCGCGTAGACTAGTGCCTCGCGCGGGACTTAATGGCACTGCAACAACTCACGATGGGCCTAGTGGTCTACAGACAGATTCCGTCATAGTGGTTCATGACGGTGGATCTGCAGCTCAAACGTCCGGGACCACACATTCAACCGTCATGGAAGATGCCCCTTGGGGGTCTATGACGACATATGTTCCGCTCAGCAGAGATGTATTAAACTCTGCTGTCACCTTACCCACCCAATCGATAGTGGATTTCCTTGCTAAACCTGTTATGATATCCCATAGTTCCCTGGCTACAAATGACGTTCATTCTACGACTAAGTTTGCAGCCATTATACCACAAGGGTTGATTTACAACACACCCATATGGGCTGATAAGCTCAAAGGCCACTACGCCTTTAAGGGCGAGCTTCATATAACAGTTACTGTCAATGCAACTAGATTTCAACAAGGTAGGTACATCTTAGCCTGGGTTCCCTCTGGTGGCGCGACGAATGAAGATAAATTCGCGCGGGCCCATACTGCGTCCCTTGTCCAAATAAGTCAACTTCCACACGTTGAATTGGATATAAACTGTGACTCAGAGGCCTCTCTTGTAATTCCGCATGTCACCGCACAAGGTTGGGCAGCTCTTGACTTCAATAATTCTTCACTTTATGGAAACAATGGGAGAGTTATTTTTACATCATATTCTCCATTGAGTGCAGTTACTGGCTCGACCACAGCTGGTTATTGCGTCATGGCCCACTGGGAGAAGGTTGAGTTGGCTATGCCAATAAACCCTCAATCCGGTAGGGTTGGTTCCAGGGTGAGAAGAAAGGCCAACGTTTCAGAGCAGGAACAAAAGTCCGCAGGAGTCGGTGGGATTTCTTCTACGCTTAGCTTAGTGACTAGCGCAGCCAGCACATTAGCTGGGATACCACTGTTATCTTCAGTGGCAGCTCCGGTTGCTTGGGCTACCGACATAGCGGCTAGGACAGCCCGTTCTTTTGGGTGGTCCAAACCACATAACTCAGCTTCAGCACAACTTGGAAATCCATCCGTGTTAATCAAGTATACAAATTGTGACACGATCGATAGTTCGACCAAATTAGGGTTTACAGATAGTAACCACATTGAGGATCTTCCTGGATTTGCTGGATCTGATTTGGACGAGATGAGTATTTCATATTTGACATCTATTTCTTCCTATTTCCAGACTGTCAATTGGACAGCGGCGAATGCAATCAATGAGTCCATCTGGTCCAAGGAGATTAGTCCCAGGTTATTTTATACCACTACCACAACAAACACAACCCCGCTTTATCATTTGAGCACGTTGTCCTACGTTTCTGGCCTATTTGCCCTTTACAGGGGTTCCTTTAAGCTCACTGTGAAGTTGGTTAAGACGGAATTCCACACTGGAAGACTTAGTTTGGCTTTCTATCCTAGGGATGCCAATGTGAATAGTGGATATCCCATGGCCAGTATTCAAAATGCTGCCCCTTACGTCCATCGTGAGATTATTGATGTTCGGGATGGAAATGAATTCACCTTCATCATTCCCTACATGTCCCTTACTCCATATCGGGCTACAGGAGGCACTGATTCAGCATATGGGTTTCTTCAAATGACTATCATAAATCCACTTGTTGCGCCTTCAACAGTACCGCCCAATGTTACGATGCTTTTTGAGATCTCGGGCCATACTGATCTCGAGTTTGCCCAACCTAGTAACCACTCGGGTTCTTTTTGTATGCCATTTGTGCCACAGTCCGGTAGAGATTCTGGGAGAACGTGTGAGATTGTTAATGGGGTTTTGGGTGAGGCCCAGACCCATGAGTCCAATTCAGCTCGTTTGTGTATTGGAGAGAGGATACTATCTTTGAGATCCTTGGCAAAGAGATTTAATAGATTGGTTTTTACGAGTGGAAACCCACCCAACACATTTTGTAGTTACATGCCCTTCCAAGCAGACGTTGGACATGTAGCCACGGGTACGTTTGAGGTGGCTCCATACGCTCCAGATATGTACACAGCTTGTTGCTCTATGTATGCCTTGTTCAGAGGAGGTGTGCGTATCAAGGTCGTGACCCATCAATCGACCGCAGCCGTTTTACCACAAGCGTTTGCGGCTCCGAGTATAGGTACTTTACCAACTGGTGTGAAGAACTTTTACTTCAACACTACAGTTCAAGCTCCTGTCCCTACGATAGGAGGCCCCGCAACCGCCAATGCTTTCTTTAGAACAGAGACCAGTGGAGGTGTCGAGGTTGAACATCCGTTCTACAATAGAACACATTCAGCTACCTGTGCGGATTTATTGAATTGTGATTCAACTGTATCGACAGCAATAAAATTGAATCCAAATGGTCCAATTCCTAGGACAACTGGGTTCATTCATTATCGCACCACGCTCACAACAGAGCCTTCCTTCTTCAGAGCCATGGCAGAAGATGCTTCTTTCGGTTTATTCGTAAGTATCATGCCAATAGCTCAGTGGTCGGATAGCCAACTGTTTTGAGCGGCGTTTCAACGCAACATTCCCCCCCTACTTTAAGGAGTTTGATAGGATGGGGACAACACTTATGCTCCTCTTGCCAGTAGTAAGGCTCGTAAGTAAGTGTTGGACGGATCTTCCGTTTATTTCTTTTATACACTCAATGATGTGAAGGACTGGGTCCATAGCATGCCGAACCGTACTGGGGGCTGGCATGTCTGTGTATCACTAATAAGGTCTTGTAACTAGAGTGCGGTCTCAACCCCGAATGTATTTATATTTATGTTCCTACGGG